CTGACATTACCAACACCACATACTGGACCGAAAAAACTCCAGATACCATTGGAGGTAAAACTTCTACCCGCACAAAAGATCTAGAGATCAACGATGCTATCCTGACACAGGCCGCTGTGGAAGTGCCCCTGACTGGCTATGATACTGTTAAGTTTTATATTCTTCCTACCACAGAAGATGGGCAACCGGCTGCGTCTGGACTCACTGCGGATCAAACACCGCCCACTGTGGACGGTACACAGGGCGGCGAAGGTACTACACCACGCAGCGACGGCTACACAGTTGGGTACCTGACCGGTGACGGTGTTGCTCCCAACGGGTTGCCAATCACTGCTGGTGTTGGATTTCCATCTGGTGCGGCTGCTGGTGATTACACCTTGCGTTTGGATTACTTTCCCAATCGACTGTTCCGTTACGATGGTGTGGCCTGGGTCAAGATCGAAGACAGTGTTCGTACTGCACCGGTGTTTGAACCCACAACTGGCTACAATGAAACCACATACAAAAATTCTTCATTGCGAGCAGGATTTGTCAACAACAGAGAAACTGTGCAGACCAATGATCGTGGTGCTATCCCAAGTCGTCAGAGTCTAAGTGACATACTCAAACCCAACGCAGACAACGGCGGTTAATAATGGCAACTACACCTTCCAACACCAATCCATATTTTTTCTACGATGAACAAATTCGTCGTTTCCTGCTGCAATTCACACGAATCTTTTCAAACTTTCAAGTCGAATACGGACGCAACGAGGAAGGAACAGCACACACCCTAGTGCGGGTGCCAATTCGCTACGGCGACTCCAGTCGACAAGTACAAACTGTGATGCAGAACAACTCTGCAAACTTTATGACATCTGTTCCCATGATGAGTTTTTATGTGTCAGGATTTGATTACGATCGTCCCAGAATGCAAGAACCGTATTTTGTAAACAACATTGCAGTGCGTCAACGCACCTACGACGACAACACTCAAACCTACGAAACAACACAGGGCAATGCATTCACAATTGAACGCTTGATGCCAGTGCCATACAAACTCACTCTCAAGTTGGATATATGGACATCCAACACCAATCAAAAAATGCAACTGCTGGAGCAGATTGCTGTGCTGTTTAATCCAGCGCTGGAAATACAAAGCACCGACAACTACATTGACTGGACCAGTTTGAGCATAGTACAGCTGGAGTCAACACAATGGAGTAGCCGATCAATTCCCACTGGCACTGATGATGCCATTGACATTGCCACAATGACATTTTCATTGCCAATCTGGATCAGTAGTCCTGCCAAAGTTAAGAAGTTGGGTGTTGTTGAACGAATCATTTCCAACATACATGATGCCAATGGTGATGCTGCCAACGCGGTCGTAGACAATGATTTATTGCTGGGCACACGACTGGTGATTACACCGTGGGAATATCAAACTTTGCTGATTGGCAATAAATTACAAGCGTTACGCCCCAGTGCTGTGGTAGATCAACCCAACTCCAGTTTGACACCGCCGGACTCACCGGCCAGCAACCTGTTGTGGACCGCATTGATTGGTGCGTACGGCGTGTTACGACCGGGCATTAGTCAAGTATTTTTAGAACAAGCAGACGGCACAGAAGTTGCTGGCACAGTGGCCTATGACCCCAGCGACGATCGCTTTATGCTGTTTACCATTGATGAAGACACCAAACCACAAAATACTCTATCTCCGGTGCGTTCAGTAATTGATCCGTTGCGCAGTGGACCTGGTGTTGGATTGCCGGCTGCGGTGGCAGGTCAGAGATACTTGCTGACCGAAAACACTGGCAGCGACAACGGTAATGCAGCAGCATGGACTGGCACATCAGGACAGCCATTGACGGCCAAGACAAATGACATCATTGAATACATTGATGGGCGTTGGCAAGTGGTGTTTGATAACACATCAAGCCCGGACAATGCGCAATATGTCACCAATATCACCACTGCAATACAGTACAAATGGACTGGTGCAACTTGGGTCAAGAGTTACCAAGGCTTGTATCCTGGCGGTCAATGGAGAATAGTGCTTTGAACGCAGTGGGAGTTTGGTTTTACAGCATCAGCACACAGCGATATCTATATCTCATGCGCAATGACGCTCGGCATCCAGATTCATGGGGTCTGCCTGGTGGCAAAATTGAAGAACACGAAACACTTATGCAGGCAATGATTCGCGAGTGTGAAGAAGAATTGGGTTCAATGCCGGATTATATAAAGCTGGTTCCCATTGAAAAATTTACCAGTGCCGACGGTGGATTTTCTTATCACACATTCTTTTGCAGTGTTGCAGAAGAATTTGCGCCAACTCTCAACGACGAACATATTGGATGGGCTTGGATTGCCAGTGGCACATGGCCTAGACCCATGCACCCAGGACTGTGGTCAACTGTGAATTTTGACGCTGTGCGTAACAAAATGGCCACAGTGGAACATGGCGTTCAAACGTCGCAGTGAGTGACGAACTCACGATAATTTATACACTCAACATTGGCATTTTTTCGCCATTCTCGTGGCATAACAGTTTCTTCGCCAGCTAATATAAATTTAACCGACGGAAATGCAGCAATCACTGAATTCACATGTGACATCCATTCACTGGTGGTGCCCGGTGTCAAGTTGTTGTAGCCTAACATGAATATTTCTTTATGTCCGTCAAATGCTGCCAGCCATAGTATCAATGCTTCCATTGCCATGAGAGTGTTGTATGGTATCAAATAGAACTCACCGGGATTGACCAAACAATTTCGTGTGGTGGTGTACACAATGTTGTCAGTGGAATATCCACGATCTAATATGTCTTTGAGAATCAGTTTGTTAATTTCAACAGCAAAATCCAATCGCATTTCTTTTGTGATAGAACCGGTTCCGTATGTTTGTAGTTTTTTTGAGCCCAGCAAGCCGCCCCGATGTCGTTCTAATTTTTTGTAATCAAATTTTTCTTTGTCAATGCCGCTGGCAATACACGCAGCTCGGCCGCTGATGTGTTGGTTAGCAATTGGATTGGCAATCCATTCTCTGGTTTGTGTTTTTTTGCCGCCGGACCATCGGCTTTCGGTAATTACAAATTCGCCTTCGTAATCACTACGATAATGAGCCGTGATCATAATCGTCCAACGGCCACTTCAATAGTTTTTACATCAACGGAATCAATTGTTTCCATTGCCTTGCCAACCACACAGCCTGGTTTAAATTTTAAATTATCAATGGCCATAGCTGTTCCAGGAACTGTGCCGGTGACCAATACAGATCCTTTTTTCACAGGCCCCTGCACTCGACACGGCACACGACCGATCAAAGCAACAGCCACAGCATAAACGCCTTGCAAATGTGAATTCATCAAATAAGCAGGATCTGTGCTGACAATACCAGCAACGGCTGTGCTGTGGTCCACAGTAGATACTGTGACTTCGCTGTTGCCGCCAAATTCAATCACGGTGCCCGGGGCATATGCAGCATCAGCTAGATAATTTTCTGCCAAGTCAGCGTATTGTGCCGATGTGGCCTTGGCAAACACAGTGTTGAAACTTGAAGTGGCACTGCCAATATTAGCAGTGGCATTGGCAGTTGGCATAATGTTGCTGCCAAAATTAACATTACCGGTACCATTGGGTGTCAACACAATATTAGCATTGCCAGCAGTGGTCTGAATGTCCAATTGAGCATAGTCTTGAATTGCACCACCTATGAGTAAATTACCAGTGGTAATGTTGCCTGTAACACTTAACGCACTGCTGATATTGACCATACCAGTGCCGTTGGGCGACAATGCAATGTTTCCGTTGCTGCCTGTGATAATACTCAATGCACCTGTGTCAACAATATTACCTGTGATATTTAAGTTTTCAGCCGAGACGTTGCCTGTGGCACTGAGCAATCCAGTCAGTTCTATACCACCAGAATAAATATTTGTTACAGTTGCTCCGCCTACATTTCCACGGATGTTGCCGCCACTGGCAATGATTGAAAAATTGCTGGTACCAGATGTAATTGAATTGGCACTTAGAGCACTGATTTGTGATGTTACATAAGCCACTGTGGCAATATTGCTACCGCCCACTGTGATGGCATCATGCACTCGCAAAGTGCCATTTGTGGTGTCCACAGTGATTTCAGCCAAGGCGCCGGTGAATGCTGCATTTTGTGCGTTAGTTCCGCGTCTGTATTGTACTTGTGAAGACATTTTAAATTCCTATATGCTATTTATGTTATTATGGCACGGTCTGTTACCCTGCGCCAATTTGTGCCGTCAGCAAAGGCTGGCACTGCTCCACCAGATTCATTGGTCACATATATCATGGAGCCTGTCACTGCGGCGCTGGGCAATGTACTGGTGGTATAACTGGGCAAAACAAACTGATCTGGATAGATCAGGCCCGACAACACCAGTGTGCCAAGATCTGCTTCACTCTCCACGGCGGCAGTGACCAGCCCTAGATCGTCACTCACGGTCACTGTTTCAGTTACTGTGCCAAAATCTGCGCCGTCTACAAAAATTTCACTACCAAGTTGAGTGCCAATGGTTATGGTATCTGTGGTTGAATCAATCACAATACTAATACCGCTGCCAGCTGTTAAAGTTAGAGTATCGGAAATTGAGTCTGCTACTGCACTGTTTCCGCCAGTGACAGTGACGTTGCTGAACGCATTGATGCCAGAAAGAGCAGCGCCATTGCCCAGAATATTGTTACCGGTGATGTTGCCAGTGGTACTGATGATCCCCCCAGTTAATAAATTACCTACAGTAACATTACCAGTTGCGGAAATCAATCCGGTTACATACGATCCAGTTGATGCAAACGCAGCAATTTGAACATTGGCCACTGTGACATTGACATTGGCATTGTTTAGAACTGTTATGTTGCTTGTGCCATTGGAAATTGAATTGCCACTGGTGTTGAGTTCAAATGTCAGTGCAGTTGTTCCAATCACAATGGGATTGTCTGTTATTAGTTTCCACTGTGTGTCAGCATAGATTGTACCTTCGGTCACCATGACAATCATGCCGGCAAGAATTTCTCCTGTTTGATTGCCATCGCTGGTTCTTTCCCAGGTGCCGTCAGATCCCACACCCACCACAGTTACATCATACAAACCGTTTTGACTGGCTGTGGTTTGACCTGTGACCAATACACGATCGTTCAAGACCAAGCTGACACCGTCGACCACTGCTGGAGCTCCGCCGGCCAAAGTTATGTTGGCAACGGTAATTACACGAGTTGCTTGCTTGTAGTCTATATCAAAAATCTGTGCGGCGCGAGGTCTAGTTAATCCCATTGATTTTTTCCAGTTTGTTAGCTGTATTTAGCCAAAAAAACAGGACTCCGAAGAGTCCTGTTTTGAGTTAAAAATTATAGTTTAATATCCCTGGAAAGTATAAAATAACCCAGGCTGAAATAGGCCGCCGCTTACTATTGGGTAAACTGAATCAGCATCTTGTGGCACGCTGAGTACAGGAACAGTGGCAGTACCGCTGCCAAAATCACCAGTGGCTGTCCAATTTCCGTTGTTGCCATTGGCTGCAAAGTAATCCCAACCCGGTTCGCTTCTGTTTAACACAGCAAAGAAAAATCCTTGAGTGTTTGGACTGCCGCCAACGTTTTGACCACTGCTGGTCGTGACAAGAGTGGGGCCACCATCTATTGCCCACCCTGCGCCTATGGTCCATCCTGGTCCTATTGTTACTGGCATGATTATGCGTATCCTTGGAAAGTGTAGGAGTTATTCAGAACAAACGTGCCACCAGTGATGGTAATGCTTGGACTCTCTGGTTCGCTAGGATCAGGGATAGCCATATTGACGACTACTGATCCAGGAATTTCTACACAAGACCAAGTGCCGTTGGTATAATTTGCATAAAACTCATCCCAGTTGCCGCCTCTGAGTAACACTCTGAAAGTGTTCATGGTTGCACCATCGGCTGCATAATTTTGAGCACCTGTAGTAGTAAGAAATACTTCTACACCTATTTGCCAACCTGCTCCTATCGTCCATCCTGGTCCAATGCTTACTGTCATAATATTCTACCTATCCGATAAAAAGATAGGGTCCGAAGACCCTATCCTGTACAGCGTTACCTGTTTAGAAGCGTCCCACTACCACTTCTATAGTACCTTCTGCACCGTCATGGTTGGCCAGTGCTTTACCAATGATTGTACCTGGTGCTGGAACAGCTTCAGCACGAGCTGCGCCATCGCCAGCGCTTACCATCAAATCACCTTTGCGTACAGTTCCAGTGACACGAGTTGGTACACGACCTGTCAACGCCACTGTGACAACATGTTCGGCTTGTAATCCACCGTTCATGATGTAACTTGGGTTTGTACTGACCACACCTGCTACACGACTGTCGGCATCGATACTGGCAGTGACCTCTGCATCACCACCAAACGATACCACTGTGCCTGGAGCGTATTCAGCATCTGCTGCATACTTCTCTGCCAAGTCAGCGTATTGTGCCGATGTTGCTTTGGCAAATATAGTGTTGAAGCTTGATGTAGCACTGCCAATATTGGCAGTGGCATTGGCTGTTGGCATGATGTTGCTGCCAAAGTTAACATTACCAGTGCCATGGGGTGTCAACACGATATTGGCATTGCCGGCGGTGGTCTGGATATCCAATTGGGCATAGTCTTGAATTCCACCGCTCAAGACTATATTGCCAGTCACATCAAACCCGCCTGCGTGTGTTGTTGTTACGGTGTTGCCAGCTATGTTGCCACGGATGTTTCCACCACTGGCAATAACTGATAAACTTGATGTGCCATTTTGAATACTAGTTGCATCAATACCAGTCAGTTGCGAGCCATTACCAAAAATATAATTACCAGTGATGTTGCCGGTTGCACTAATTACCCCAGTAACATTTAATCCAGCAGTGGTAAACACTGCCACATTGCTGGTACCACCTATACTGATGTTGGCATTGCCACCAGGTGATTGAATATCCAAACTGGTTGTGCCGTTTTGGATTCTATCGCCTAGAATGTTGCCGCTCAGTGTGGCGTTGCCACTCACAGTCAAGTTGCCTTGTATATTTACTAGGCCGGGACTCACAGTCATTATTGTTGTACCGTTGACATCGGTAACAATGTTGCCGGCGCTGGATGGAATTTGAACAGAACTGTTGCCGTTTTGTAGAGCAGTAACAGAGCTGGTAGTGGTCAACACACGACTGTCAATCACGTCGCCTGATGCTGGAGCTTCTGTGAATGTCAGTGTTGTACCTGATATGGCGTAGGCCACTGTGGGCAACTGTTGTACACCGTTGATTGCCACAATAGTACCAGCTGTGGTAGATGCCACACTCAATGTAAACACTGTTGTGCTGCCGTCACCGTTGAACTGGTCGTCAGTGATCACAGTGATAGGTGGCGCAGCAACTGCTGTCCATTCAGTGTTGTCGAACACTTCCATATAGTTTTCTTGGCTGTTGAAACGCAACATACCAGTTACACCAGTTGGTCGTTGACCAATATTTCCAACCGGAACCAAGAACGATGTAACAGCGTTCAATGCTAGCACAGCACCGGTAGTTTGTGTAGCACTACCAAAACTGGCTGTGCCTGTGCCGGCATCCACATAGAACACATTGGCCACTGTGTCGCCGTTGACTGCAAAGTCCACATCGCCACCGGCTGTGTTGAAGTTTACTCGGCCATTTGTGTCAGTGATATCGTCACCGCTGATCACAATGTTGCCCAGTGTGCTGGTACCAGCTGTTGTGATATTACCGCCGGTGATATTGCCTGTAGCACTTACAGTGCCACCTGTAGCCACATTACCTACAGTAGCAGTGCCGGTTGCACTGACTGTGCCACCTGTGGCCAAATTGCCTACTGTGGCTGTGCCAGTTGCACTGACTGTGCCGCCTGTGGCCAAGTTGCCACCGGTGATTGTGTCGGCTGATGTGATTGTACCAGTAGCACTGACTGTGCCACCAGTTGCAACATTACCTAAAGTAGCAGTTCCAGTTGAACTAACTGTTCCACCAGTGGCAATGTTGCCACCTGTAACAGTGCCAGCTGCACTAATTAATCCACC